ATGATGCCGGACATTTCGGGCTGCTTATTCACAACGCCGAACAGGGTATCCAGACGATACTTGGTGGTCATGGTGTTGATGTCGTACCACTTCTGCATCACCAGCTCGATACCTTGGTCGGTGGCAGCACGCATTACAGCGGTGCCAGCATCAGCCGGAACAGCGTAACGACCCGGCAGGATTTCCAGCGCATCTTTCTGCCAGAACACGTTGATAGGCGCGCCAACGATATTCAGGAAGTTAATGTTGGCTGCACTGGCACCAGAGGTAATCACGCAGTTCTGATACTGATAATCAGCATCGGTAGGCGTGGTTGCAGCCGCGATGATCGGGGGGCTGATGGTCATGGTGGTTGGGGTATCAACCGAGATCACGCGGAAGGTCTTGAGCTGGCCGGTGTCACCCTTGGTGATGTGATGAACAGCATTCACACCGTCAATGGTGAAGGCATCGCCAGCGACCACGCCGGTGGTGCTCGACACGGTAACGGTCTGGAAGCGGTTATCGACGTTCAGCACGCCCGCCACAGAGTTCGTGGTGGCAGCAGGGGTGTATTCCTGCGAACCGTTACCAGTGTTGATCGTGATACCGGAACCAGCGGCAGCGGTGATGCGGTTGGCGTAGTCCAGTTTGTAGGTGTCAAACGACGCCACCATGCCGACATAAGCACGCTCGTAGGCAGTTAGGGTCTTGCCAGCGCCGAGGAACTGACGATTGCCAAGGTTAGACGCCATGCCGTTGTAATCACGGGTAGAGAGAGCAAGGTAACGGTCATAAGACGGCACGCCCTGTTCGTTCATGATGGCTTCGCACTGCGCCACATCATCAAAGCCAGTTGCAGCCAGAGCGCGATCCACCACGAGGGTGCCCTGAGCAGCGGCTACGCCCATAATTGCCACGTTGATGTCAGAAGCCAGCTTCTGCTTTGCTGCATCACCAAGTCGGCCTTCTTGCAGAGCATCGCGCAGTTCAAAAGCGTTCATTTTCCAAGGAACAGACTTGCTGTAACCAAGGGTCGCAGGCACCGCCAGCTGGGTGTAATTCTTGTATTGCGCGCTGATATCCACGCCGGGAGCAGCGGAGATCGACTGGCTGATGTAAGGCTGGGGACGCCACAGGACGTTGTCAGTCCGTTCCATCATCGTGCTGTCGGTGTTATACGTAGCGACATTACGAGAAAGAACTAGAGCGTCATTAAAACCTTCAAGAATATCTTCAAACGCAACGCGTTCTTCTTTGCTAAAGGCATTTGCCATGATTTAAAACTCCTGAGTTATTTGGATTTTTCGCGCATCTGCCGCTTGTAGGCGATAACTTTGCTCATATCACCAGACTTTGCAGCTTCATCACGCAGTCTTTCAAGGGTTGAGTCCACCGAACCTGAAACGCGGCCAGTGCCTTTGACCATTTTTTCAGGCGGAGGTGCCGCCTTGCGATTGCTAACTTTCAACTGAGTCTCCAGTTTTGCTACCGCGAAGGCAAACTTCACGGGGTCTTTAATCGAAGAAAGCTCTTTCACCTTTTTAGGGTTCTTGCCGAGCGCATAAACAACCAAGGCGGGGTTTTCAGCCCCTTGTACGATGATGCCTTGTTGCGTAATGTCCAAGGTTTCTTGAGCCGTAGCTTCAGCATCCTCAAAATCACGCACCTTGAGCGAGGCTTTCGCCTTGCCATAGGCTTCCAGCGTTTCCTGCCAATCTTTCTGCTGCGCTTTCTCAACCTGCCGTTGCTTCTCAGCTTGCAGATCAACTTCGCGCTTTCGCTCGTACCAGTCAGACAACGCGCTTTCGTACTTGTCAGAGTCGTAATCAAAAGATTCAAGCGTAGGCTTTTGCCCTAGAGCAACTGGCTTAGTCTCAGTTGTCTGGGTTAGCTTGGCTTCCAGCTCTTTAATACGACGCTCTTTTTCCCTGTTTGCTTTCCGCAACTCACGAACCCATTCAGGCGCTCGCGTTTCTTCTTCGTGAGGTGGCGATTCCTCACCGATAGATACAACGATCTCGTCTTGTTCGTCGGCATGCTCTTCGGGCTGCTCATCATTCTGGTCTGCGACGGCTTCGTTCTCATCGCCAACTTGCTCATCCTGATGTTCTTCGCCTTCCTGCTGTTCGACTTCCTCGATTTCGACCTGTTCCTCCATCACTGCCTTTTGAACCATAAAGCCCCCGTTTAACTCACCCATTTAAGCGGCTGGGTGGATGCCGCTGAAAATCATTGCAGCGGTTGCACTTGTCCTGCAATAGCGCCGCCAATCTCACGCGCCATGTTAATCGCGTGATCTTGAGAATCCATATCAACCTTAGCCAGCGTCTCCACAGTCCGGGCGCGGCTCAACTCAGCATCGGCCACCGTCTTAACGGTATCGGCCCGAGCCTTGGCAGCTTTGGCAGTAGCTTCCTCAGCAGCAGCTTGCAAGAATACCGCATTCGGGTCTTGCTGCTGGCCCTGCATCATCACAGCCATTTCTTCAGCCTCTTGCAAAGTCGGCTCGATAACACCCATGCGAACAAGGCGCTTGCGGAAGAATTTGCGAACGTCGCTGATTCCTTCGCCTTCCATGTTCATCATGGCCATTGCTTGCAGCACTTGCTTGGTTTCCGGATCATCGCTGATCGCCAACATGCCAGTGAGCGCACGCACCGTAGCGGCCCGCTTGCTGGCGCTGGATGGCCCGACCTCAACAGCCACGTCAAACGCGGCCTCGCTCATGTCATTTTCAAGCTCAATCTCTCCAGACTCTTCGTTGATAGTGGGCTTCAAAAGCTCGATTGCCGACACTTCGCCACCTTCTGAGACGGCTTTCATCTTGCGCTTTTCTTCGCCGTATATTTCTTTCGCCATCGACAGCCAAATCTCACCGCTGCGTTTGATGGCCTTGGCATAGTTCGACATGTAGATAAACGCTTGCATGTCCAACCGCTGCTGAATCATTTCAACGGCTTTCCCGCTGATGTTGCTCACCATTTTGTCGGCCTGTTGAGAACTGCCGAGAATGTCCTGCATGTCCTGTTCAGTGACTTGCAGCAAGCCAGCCAATGCTGGAGGTATTTGTGGCGGCTTGGTGTAGGCAACAGGCCCGCCAACGGTCATATTGCCATTGGCATCGGTGATTGGATTGATAAGCAGATACGGATAATCCTTAAGGTTATCTTCTGCCCACATCATCTGATGGCCAGCGACCTGCTCAGGCGTGAGGATAGGCTTCTCAACGCTAGACAATGCGCTGATCTCACCAAGCTTTGATAGCTGCATATTCTTGAGCCGCTGGGCATCTTTCGCCAGTCTCACATGGCCCATGCAACGCTCGACGTTATCCACAAACCAGCGTTTTCCATATACAGGCACAATGGGAATGCACTTGCCTGCCATGTATCCGCAATCCTCAAGGATCTTTCCGCCGCTCATGATGTACTTACGAACGCGCTTTACCTTGTACTTTTTAGAACGAACCTCGGTTGAGCCAATGGCAGCAAGACGCTCATCAAGCTCTTCGTCCTCGTCAAAATCGGCTTGGCTGTAACGCTCTTCATCGCCCGATATCGTGCGGAAGATGCGAACCGTCTCGCTCTTTTCCTCGACGCGGTAATACTCAGCGACATACACCACGTCAGGGGTGCACCAGTCAAATTCGGATTGGTGCACGATCTTCGGCCAGCTAGTAGGATCATCGCCCCACGTCGCCTTATACGCCTCACGCGTCATCGAGGTAATGACGAAGCACTTCTTTGCATCTGACTTGTCTTGACGCTTGGCTTCAAGGTCAAAGAACACGGACGAATCTGCATCGAAAATCGGCTCGATGCAAATACGCTGACGGTCATCATCGGGATCTTCATCATCCTGATACTCGGTACGCAAGCGCCACGCGCCAAAGCCACCACCGACAGCCTCCTCAAAGGCATTGTCGTATGCTTCATCGGCCACGCTATCCTGCTCGTCGGCACGATAAAGACCGGCGCAGGTATCGGCTAGGCTGTCGTATTCGTCGCCTTCTTTGCTCACGAACGACACCGAAACGCGATTATTCCGATATTCGTTGATGATGCGAATGACGGCCAAATGAATCTTATTCACCTCAAACTTTGGCTTGTTTTCGTATTGATCCCATAACGGGCCTTCCCACTGAGCACCCGCCAGCGAGTAAAAGCGCCGATCTTGCAGGCATTGCAGACGCTCATCGCGCAATGCAGATTGAATGTTATCGAACTCTGCCAGCGCCTCAGCGTGCAGGTTTGCAAGATACTGGTCTTTAGAGATTCGAGCCATTTATGGTTTCCTTAATTCCTGCGCGTATTGTCGCCCCAGCGGTTGATTGTTGGCAATGGCACAAAGTTTTCAACCTTTTTTGGCTGGGCGCGCCTTGCGCTTTCACAGGCATATCTTAGCGCATCAATAACGTGATTGCTTTTATCTTCCAATATGGGCAAAACTTTGCCAGTCAAAGGGTCTGTTTTATAACTATATAATGTCAATTCGTCGATTGTATGCTTGCACCGAGGATGCACAACAATATCAAAGCTTTTTAGCCATTCTATACCCTCTTCTACAGACTTTGCCCCTTTTACTGCTGACATGATCTTCGGAAAACCATGCGAGCGCATGTGAGAGATTGTCTCAGGGCGTGAGCTATCTGCCACCATCGGCCACTTTTCGGATTCTGGCACCGTCATGAACAGATCGGGTGTATTCACGATCTCACAACCGACCATGTAAGCTTCATGGTCGATGTACAACGTGCGCCCAGCAATGTGACATCGCACCAGCACTGTCGGGTCGCTGGCAAAACCCCAGTCAGCGCCAAGTCGATGCACTGCTTCTTTTGGTGCGTCAAACTCCTCGATTCTCCAGTTGCTAAACACCCGGCTCGTGCTGTTTTGCAGGTATCCACCAAGCCAGACATGTGAATACTTGTCCGGGTCGCGACGCCTGTCGTATTCCATCTCAGCGCGAAGCACATCAGGAAACCACGGGTTATCGT